CTCCTAAAATTGATTGTTATTATTACCATAAGGAAACGAGAGTCCTTCTGTATAAATAGTACTAGTTCTTTGGTTAGTTTGCTGAACAATTGTCCGTCTTAAGACAAGACTTTCTTGTTTCATAAACATCGGCATTATCTGATTATAGCCGTCCATGTCTTGTTGATCTTCAAATATCTTTAAAGCTGTACCAAAAGCTATATATTGCCACCACTGAGTTAACTGCGGATTCGTATTAGTAGCTAGTAAAGAGGTGGGTCGCTTATAAGCATCGATCCGTATTAGATAACTCGCATCCGGAATAGGACGCATCGTCAGGATGTTATCAAAAAATAAGATGGCTTGGGGTCTATTAGCCACATAAGGAACACCACTAAAAGAGATTTCATTCCCTATAGGTATTGCATTAGAAAAAGTTACAGTGACAACCCCCGTTAGATAGTTGATATCAAAAGGAGATATAGCGGTGGGTACCATTGTATTTATAGGATACAAGTCCCCATCTCTTCTATTCACTGGCTCATCTACTAGATTGATAACTGTTTCGGTATTATCAATGGCTCCGACTGAGACAGATCTTTGTAAGATAGGAGTATTGGCAAAAGTAACACTATAAGGACCTGCTGTTCCATCTCCCTCTAACGTTTGATTTAACTGAGCGATTGCAGGATATTGGATAAAGAGCTGTTCTCTGGACTGAGTCCACATTACCTGATATCCAGCTACGTAAGCAGGAGGAATAAGGTTATTATAAACATCGGCTGCTCGATAAAGAGTAGAACTTCCCGCATCATCGGTAACCATTTGGTTACGCATATCGTACGTGTCGACGTTCGCTTCGGTCATGAATTGAAAAATAGTCTTTTGATCAAAAAGACGGAGAGTCTCAGGCATGTCATAGAGATAAAACGTATTAATGTATTCATCCACTTGAGCAAGTGTTATCTGTTGCTCCGAGGGACGCCCCGTCAATCTTCTAACTTTATTTCGTATTAGACCGAGTGTGCTCATTCTTCTTCCCTAAAAAATTCTAGACTTTCAAAACTACATCTCTGTACTTTCTTGCCCTGATTTACCATGGGTACTCCATTCATATCTTGAATGTGGGTATGTCTTGGATACCAACAGTTTTGATTTAAATGTTTAGCGACCATGATTGGAACATCGTAGGTTTCGCCATCGACCATAGTATACTTTAAGACATTATCACCCTTATACTTTTTAAAATTAAAAGTAAAAGAACCACCTCTTGGCTCATAACATCTGAATATGCCCTTCACCATTTTGTGATCTGCTTCTCTGAGTTTATTCATCTCGGTACTGGTGATCTTACGCCTGTTAGGCTGTTGTTTGATTATTGTTGTCATATCGTCTCCACTGTATGAAAAGAGGGGATTTCTCCCCTCTAAAGTTTATCTAAGCGTTACTTACACTATAGGATTTACCAGCTACCCAGTAAATTACATTAGCATTAGCGCCCGCTGGACTTGCTGTACCAGCTGCTAATTTCATTCCTAAGAATGAAGTATTTATTGTCGCATCATCTAATAGATTGCTTGTTGTACCTTCAACTGCTTGTCCCACTGGAACGACTAAAGCAGGACTAAAAGGAACTATAGCAGAAACAGGGAACGCAAAAGCTGTAAAAGCACTAGAATCGATATCTAGTGTAATAGAGTTAGTCGCTGTATTTATTGCTGTAATTTTACCTTGAAGAGAATCTGCTTGTACCATTCCATAAGCTGCAGGAACCACGAGTTTTACCTCTTGTCCAACAGTAAACCCATGGGTAACAGTCATAATAACAACTGCACTTTGAGCCGCTGAGATAGAGCTAATAGCTCTATGTCTAGGATAGAACTGAGGTTGGAAATTTACTTTTCTCCAAGACCCTGTTGTACCCGCTACAATTAAAGGCATATAATCAAGACTAAAAGTAGTATCGGAAAGAGTTGCATTCCCTACTGTAAAGTCTAGTCCACCTAATTGTTGAGCTCCTGCTACATTAGTCAATCTTACTACATCGCCAGCAGATAAAGCATTCACACCCGTATTTGTTGAAACAGGAGGTGCTGCTGCACTGATAGCTGTGATTGTGGCATTAATAGGACCAAGAGGTGAATCAGATGTATCAAGAAGTGTAAAACCACCTGATGCCATCGCATTCGTTAAGTTAGCCGCTGCTGCTGCATTTGATTTCAAATAAGAAATCCCAGTGTCTGCTGCCATACCTCTCTGCCAGTAATACTCTACACCGATAGCGGCTGTTTGATCAGCATCAGCAATCGTATAGTTTATTACTCGCATCCAATCTACATCAGATCGGATTTGTAATTCTACCGCTTCTCCCGTAGAAGTAAAGCGGCCTTGTTGGATAATTGTGTTGTCCATTATAGCCTCCTTATGCTGCTAGGGTTGTACGTAGATTAATGATCCATGCATCGTTGGTGATACGTGGTACTTGTGCCATCTTATATCCTACTGAAGCGTTAAGCGCTAAAGGACCATCATAAATAGGTGGACGATATAAGAACTGTGAGCTGTAACCATCTTGTTCGATAACAGCGAATGCTTCCATACCTACATTGAAGACGTTATAAACGTCAGCACCGAGGTTAGATGCGCCCACTGAAACTGAGCCAATAGAGGATACTAAGAATCTTAAGTTAGAAATGGAACACCATTCTTCTCTTAAAGCTTCCATTGGAGAAGGGTACTGGGCTTTAGCAATAAATCCCTGTACATTCTCTAAGTCACCAATCAATTTAGTAGAAGCCAGTGCGAAATATGCATCTCGTACCGGTGCTGTACCAAATCTGTCTTCTCCACGAATGTTCGCAGAAATTGTATATGCATTGTTATCAGCTAATGTGCGAATAACATCATCTACGTCTGAACGAGTTAGTTCTGTAGGATTGTCTCCATTAGTACCACCCGTTGCATTGATGAAAGAAGCCGTAGATGCAAGCATATTACGAGTTAATTCATCCTCTGTTTGTCTGAGGGATATTCCCAATCTTTGAGCAGCTTCATTAAGAACAGGGTCTTGATTCTGAAGGGTTACTTGCTCATTTAGCAGTATGTATGTCCCGTAAAAATCAATCGTCGCGTCAATGTTGACCGCGGTTAGTTGTTGTGGTGGAGGTGTTACCCCTGTGTTCCCTAATGGAACTGTGGCTGTTGCCAAAGGATCATATCTGCGCATTCTAAGTGTTGTACCACCATTACGGGGCATTTGCTTATACATCGCAGGTATATTATAAATCATGTTCGGCACTGGAACAGACAAAAGCTTGTAAGAAAAACTCTGCTGAACCGGAGCGGACAAGATGGATGTTGTTGTAGTCATCTAATACCTCGAGTTATCGAGCCTTAGAAGCCTCCTCCATTTCTTTTTGGAGTTGTTTCTTTAAAGTCGGAGTCAATCCCTGAGCAAAGATATTTGCGTCGGACAAGGCGCCCTGACCCCGAATTGCTTGTGATGACACAGGCTTTTCAGTGTTAGATTGCACTTGTTTTTTCTCTGATACATATGGATCATCTTTCACAATACCAATCGCCCTCAACGTCTTGTAAGCCGAAACGCCTTTATTATAGAGATCTCCCCCAGCCGTTATAGAAGCATAAAGCTCTGGCTCGGTTTGTTTTAATTTCTCTACATTTTCAGGAGTTACAACTTGTTCGAAATCAGAAAACTTAGATTTGAGACGATCGGGTATACTAGCCTGCTTCTCTTGATTATAAGAATCTCTGAATTTCTTCAGTTCCTTAATCTCATTATGAAGCTTTCTAACAATTCGACCTTCTACTATATCATCATCTTCTACGTTGAAATCATCCTCTTCTTTAGGGGATTCCTTCGCTTGCATCTTCAGATAATATTGCTTAAGCTCTCTATTCTCTCTCTCAAGCTGCTCCTTGGTTTCTCTTAGTCTGATAAAGTTCTCATCTTTCGATGTAGCCCTCTTCTCTTCCTGAGATGAACCTTCGGGAATATTAGACTCAGACTCTTGGTCTGTTTGAGGCTGAACGGCTTCCTCTTGCTGAATTTCTTCAGCTACGTTCAAAGTTGGTTCGTCCATATATCTCCTTTGCGTTTGACGTTAACGCGGTACGTCGAGTGGGTATGACCATGACGCTGGCTATGCGAAAATACCTTCCATAAGTATAAATAATTAAATATTTAACTACTAATAAATATACGGTTATTACTAAATCAGTAGAAATAAGTAGAAGATTAGTAGTTAGGGAGTTATAAGAATCTTTGATTCTTTTTTAAGGTTAAGCTTAGAACATAGTCTGTCTAAGTCTCCGTTATTAAAGGCCTCTACCATATAAACAAGTCTCATCTGATCTTCAGGCAAGTCTTTACTTAGCTCTGGAAGAAAACGACATGCTGCATTATTAGGAACGGTCCATAGATTTTCCGCCTCATCTACTTTTCGGTGATAATGGTAAACCGTTTGATCAAATTCAGGAGTAGGACACGATTGTCTATAAAAGAAGTAATTCCGAAGAACGTTTTTTAATAGACGCTCTTTCTTGGTCAATACCACGACGAAGAAATCTCCATTAATTTCACTGTCTTTAAGACCTCTATTAATGGTAAACCTTACTTCATCTTCAAATGACTTTTCAGAATTCGAGCCGTCAAGCATTTCTCTTTGCAGTTCTATAGAATCAGTCTGCATATCAGCTTTGACTTGCAGATCAGTCGCTATTTTTCCTATTGTCTCTACCATATTCTCCACTACTTATATCTTTAAGTTGACTACAAAGATACCTTTAGAAATGTCTAAATACAACAGGAAAAAACTCAGGAGGAATCTGCTCTAAATTGGATACTTGCCAGTCTAGGATTTCTTTCTGAGTACGTGATTGTGAACAAAAAGAACAAATGGGAGTAGAATATCCTTCCTCAGGGTAGGTGGAGTCTTTGGTCTGTATCTTACTAGAGGGACATTGGATTATCACTTCTTCTTTTCAAACTCTTTAACCTTACCCTTGCATTTTTGGCGGACGCACGATCTTATCCCTGAAGGATTAGGAGCATTGTGAGCATAAGCTAAAGCGGCACGACAGCGTTTCGCAGAATTAACAGGATAGCTAGCCTTAGGAGAACCGCCACTAGGACCACAGAACTTCCCCTTAGAAACTTTTTTATATTCTCCAACATTACTTCCTCCGGGTTTTTTTTCTAGCTTGGACTCTACTCCTCGCTTTACTTTTATTCCCTTCGCAAGAATGATTTTCTTTGCAGCCTTTACAGCACGCTTTTTTGGTGACTTTTTTACTGACTTTTTTCTTGATGGGACTTTTCTTTTTAAGGCCATTCTGGACTCCAGTCTTAACTTTTTTTGGTAACTTCTTTTTAGGAGTATGTGATTCCCATTCATCTGCTAGATGGGGAAGCTGACTTCTAAAATATTTTCTTTGAGCTTCTGATTTAAAGGGCATAATATTTATCCTTTATGAAATAGGGGCCGAAACCCCTACTATTACTACTTCTTGTGCATTTTTTTGCGATGCTTAGCAGCCATATATTTATGGTGAGCATGAGCCATATGACTATCATACTGCTTATCCATAGCTTTATCACCGGCATAAGCGTGACCTGTAGCTTTCTTTTCCATTCCTTTAGACTCATCTCTACGATCTTTCATCGATTCTTTATGGGGTCCTGGATGTCTAGCACCCAAGGAATCGTCGAGTCTATCATTAAAACTTTGTCTTTTCATAACTAACTTTCCTTATTTGAAATATTATTTGTTTGGTTTATCTCAACTTCAGACATAGAACCATCTTGGCCTGTATTTTTCAAGGCGCTCGGTTTGTCTTTAGTATGATGCAAGCCCGGAACCGTATCTTGTGCGATTTCGAATGCCTTGCCTTGAGGTCTTGGCATAGCCATATTAACCCTTAATATTTAACTTTTGATTCATGCTTTTCCATAAGATCAATGTCTTCACTACGAGTATCATCTAGACCACGGATTGTGTCATCTAGCTTAGAACCCATGAATTCATCACACTTAGGATAGAACTTATGAACCACGTGTTGTGGAAGGTTAGCTGGAGCAGAATGGTCTTCTGACAACATGCCGTAAAAGCCTGTTCCATGCTCTCTTGATCTTTCGTATCTTTTCATGCCTACAGATTCGTCATGACGATCCTTAGCATCTTGATGGTATTTTTTAACCATTTGGTTCTCCTTTAGCAGAAACTGCTATTTCTTCAATGTTAGGGGTTTGTACACTCATTTTATCTTGAACTTCAGAAAGACTTTCTCGTTCTTTCATCTGTTCAGTCAACTGGAATAGACGTTCCAATTGATTTAGATCCATAGATTCAAGCTCCTTCATAGCTTTTACCTTATGAAGGGTACCTAGCTCTCTGTCTTTTTCCGACTCAGCAAGACGTTCTACAGCTAGTGCACGGTTTTCAACAACGCGGGACGCTCGTTCGAGTCCTAGCCCAGCGTTTGCCTCGGCTCGTGCATCGAGGTCTTTGGTTTTAGCCTGCTGCTCACGCATGGCAGCTTGCATTTGCATTTCTTGCATTTGCTTCTGGCTCTCTTCTTGCGCACCGATCGCTTCCACGAGTTCTTCTTTGTTTTGAATCGTTGATGCACGCACTAAGAGGTCTGTTGGTACAGGGATTCCAATTTCTCTTAAACCGAGAAGTTGTTTGAATTGCATTTGACGTTGGTTAGTCGTATTAAGGCCTTCCTCAATCGACGCGTCGTATTTACCGAAAGCTTTATTATAAAACTGTTCGGAAGGTTTTTCATTGATAATTCTTTGGATTTTTCCAGGAGAGAAGTTGGATTGAATTAGAGAGACAAAGACTCTTCCAAGTAGCTTTTGAGAATAGTCTAACTGATCAAATAATACTTGAAGGGTCGTTAGACCTGCCCCTTGTCTAAGCATAGATAAAACTCCAGACTTATCATCTTCAGCTGATCCTAGAAGCTCTTCATTAACTCCTGATATCTGTTGGATCTCATCACCAAGAAGTTTAGAAAGCTCTATCATAGATTGAGGAATAGCTGGAGCTTGAATAGGTTCTACATCTGCCATGTTAGCTTCTTGCTTAAGAGCGATTCCTTTTCCCTGTCCTTGCAAGAAAACATCAGATGGATTAACTAGAGCATTCTCTTTATATTTAAATCCAGAATTTACCTGGGACTCTAGAATGTCAAGTTCAATAACTTTACGTCTGTTATAAAGATATTGAGCATCTCTAAGTCCTCGAACTACACCTTGTATTCTCCAAGGGAAGTCTGCTAGTTGAGGTTCATAGTACCCTAAAACGGGTATAAATGGATAAAGGTCAGAACCCATCGGATTGAATCCATGATACATGACTTCGCCTTGGACAACAATGCCCAGCTTACATGTAGAAACTTCATTATCTATCACCGTAAGTTCTTTGTAGGTATGTAAGAATCTATCTAAGTCTTTATCTTCTCCTCTCCACTCCATAGTCTCGCCTGTGACCACGTCAACTAGAAGCTTTTGAGTCCTATATTCCCGATACCAGTACTCATCGTAGGTAAGAAGATCGGTTACACCATATCCATAGGACTCAGGCATGTATTGGAACTTACCGTCTCTATTGCTATTAACTGAAAGTTTATCGACGTCGTTTCTTCGGTCGGGAAGAAGGGATCTAACCTGAGCTTTAGTCATCCATTTTCTGGTCCAAATGTAATTGCAGTCGGATAAATCTTGTTTCTTAAAGAAAGGGTCAATTAGGTAGCCGTTATACGAAACATTATCGACTTTGATGTCTCCATTGATGGGATCATCGCGATAATCCATCCAAACAGAAAGTAGATTCATTCCGGCCGTTACAGCTCCATCAAAGCCTTCTGAAATGGTTGCCAAGGTATTGTCTTTTTCCATCGCCCATAACATGATCTTAGTGAACTGATCAGCGGTCTTCTCATCGGAGTTCTCAATGGGAGTGACAATCGTAGACTTGCGATTACGTCGTTGATAACCTGTAATCATATTACAAGCGCGTCTTATTCTATTGAAATTGAACATGCGTCGTCGAAAAGACGGCATATCTCCGTAGATATCATTCCAAAGAGTTTGATCTCCAGCCTTAAATCGAGTATCGATATCAGCCTCGGCCCAGAAGCTTTGATTGATAGTGATACTCTGAGCATAGGTATTCTCCATCCGCTCTTTCAGTGACTGCTCATCGTGTGATTGTTCCGGCCAAAAGCTATTCTGACCGGGGAAATTCCAAAGTGCCATTATTTCTCCCTACAATGCTTCTTCCATATAGCATACGTTTGATTTTTAACCCTATACCCATCCCAGCTTTGGCCCGTCCACCAGCCTCGGACCTTCGGACTTTCTTCATTCTCTTTTAGTTCTACCATATCGTATCTGAGAGGTAAGACTTTTGAAGAGTCGACCCAACCCTCTTTTACAAATTCAGAAGGTATTTGACAGGGGGTAATATCTATTCCCACTTCTAAGATTCCCTTCATCGAACGCCCCCCAATTGACTGTCTCTGAAGATGTGAGGAAGATTGCCTTGATTACCGAATCGAGCAGTCTGATAACGCTGTTCTAATCCTTCCGGAGATAACCCATCTCTTGTCTTAGGAAGGGATACTGCTAAGTATCTAAATGTATCCGCGAAATGCGAAGACCAATCGTGAAGAGGACGAGGTTGATAGATCTGCTTTTTAATGTCGTATTCTTGTCTGTAATTCTGTAAGGCTTTAATAAGAGATGCACATTTATTTTCATCTATCCAGATCTTTGAAAATAGGCTGCGACAAGCTTCTATTCCATCCGCTATCTCGATATTATCTGCGGTGATAAAGTTAATCCCTAATTCTTTAGCCTTCTCGATTCTAGTCATTCCACTTCCCCACTCTTTTACAGCTATGTCATGAGGCGCTATGTGTCTTCCATAAGTATAGGGTTTGCCTTTAATGATATTAGCGTAGTGCTCAAGCCCCACTTTACTCTTCTCATAACAGTCAATTATTCGGATAGTTTGGCCTATGACCTGAAAGAAGATAATGCACGTGGAATCTCTAACTCCAATGTCCCAAGCTGTATGAACTTGGAAACCATTCTCCCAAGGAACATCCCCGACTCTTTTATCTCTCTTTAGTTGATCTATATATTTAGAGTAATAGGAGCCCTCTATGCCCATGTCGAATGAAGTGAAGTACTCTTGCTGAATCATGTCTTCAGACATTAAGCCTTCGGATCTCTCTTTTTCAATCTCAGTCATAGGAATATGACCCGTATCTTCTACAGTCAACTTAATATAGAACCAGTCTGGAGATCTTTGAGCTAGCTCAGCCAAAGTCCACAAGTGGTTCTTTCCGCGAGGAGTTGAAATAAATAGAGCCCAACCCCGATTAGCAGTGAGGATGGGACGAATATATTGATAAGCTCTAGGGTCTTGTAAAGAATACTCAGAGAATACAACACCGCGAGGATTAGTGCCCATAAGACTATTTCCAGACCAAATTTCAAATCCATTTCTTCTTACCTTGATTATTTGATTCGGAACGCTTACACAATATACCTTACCTTTATAAGGTTTGGTGTGGATGTAAGGCTTGTTGGAGCTGCCATGGAATCGTTTGTTCTTAGAGAAACGAACTGTTATTTCATAGAGATCTTTTTGAGCAACTACTTTTCTTCCTCTAATGTAACTGGTGTATCCCTTTTTATGCTTCGTTCGTACGTTACCAGATAAACCAAGTTTAATAACGATCTCTTGCACTTGGTCTATGAGAATCTTTGATGTGGAATAATAAGCCACGTATATATCGCACCGATGTCCATCTCCTAAGACCAAATACTCAAACAAGATATGAAGAAGATGCTTGTTAAAATTTAAAACTTCCTTAGGAATGTATCTTGTAGGCTGTAACCCTAAGGGTGTCAGATATTCCCAAAGTTTTTTGTTCTCTATGTTAAATCCATTATCTGTCTCAACATAATTCAATTGCATTTGATACAGAATAGATTTAATTTCTGTGCGTACCTCGGGTTTTGTTTGACTGATCATAACCCGATAACACTTGTCATTAGAAAAGGTAGAACCCTCCGCTATGTAAAGTCCTAGGAAAGACATAAACAAACTGGCATCGTAACCCAGAATATCTTTTGGCGCCTCTCCCTTCCAGACACACTGTGAGGGAACCCTATCATGGCGTATAGTTGGATCGGATATCTTTTTGAACTTGTAAAACCCTTTACCTGATTTGACATAGAATCTGTGATTAGGAGTAACCGCAAAGTCTACAGAAGAATTCTTAATGCAATATAGATCTCCATCAAAGTCATACTCGACGTGATTAGTAGGAGTTTGCCACTCGAAGTCATGAGTCTTTTGATTAAGAGTAGCTACCCTGTCGGCTTTGTCTACATCTTTAAAAAACTTCCACCCTCTTTCCGTTAGAATTTCTGTCTTAGAATCGAAGCAATCGTAATTATCGCTGCCAACCAGCTGAAAAAGAGATTCAGATCCATTCTTTGACTCCATGCGTATCTTCATTTCTTGAGAGTTTTTCTGAGTAACCAGTTCTTCGGGGAAATAGTCTAGAATCCTTAGTCCATCATTTGTAATCGAATCCCAGATTACTTTCTTAGCCTGCGAATAAGTAGGAAAAATATAATAGTAAACACCTGGATGTTCCCACATTTGTCTTATGACGTAGTTAAGAGCTGTGATATCTTTACCAGCTCGTCTAGGAAGTATAGCTAAGACGCGTTTAAACCCCGAATCTAGGGCTTTAAGGATAGGAGCTTGATAAACACGAGGTTTAAAAGAATTAAGGCTTCTCTCAACTTCTACGTTTGTTATCGTTCTCTTCGTAGATTCCTTTATAAGGCTGTTGAAGCTCTTCTCTTGCATAGTTCTCCGCGCATATACGCATTTCAGTCGTTGCTCGAGTCTCTTCTACTGCTTTCTTCATCTCTCTTTCTTCATAAAGAGCATGTGAGTCATAAAGTCTTAAGTAACGCATTAAAACTTTAGCTTTAGATACAGGCATCTCTTCTAATCTCATCACCATACCTAGCCAACGATTATGTAACCTTGCTTTCATCACCTCATAAGTGTTACGTACTTTATCTGATTGGCAGCAGAACTGCGTAAGATAGGGAAAGCCTATGCCTCGTAACTCTATGAACTGAGGAATGGTGTAGGAATCATTTTTCTTTGACCAGGTAGTCATCCAATCACAAATAGTGTCTAGATATTCTTCTGATACTTGAATGTGTCTCATGTAGTAACCTAAATTTAAATTTTACTTTACCTTGCTATCGACTCATTGTCAACGGTTAAGGAAACAATTGAAGAATAGCACTATTAACTCTTGAGATTGCATTAAGAGTTAAGGGGGAAGACTCAGGACGATCAAAATCTAGACCTGTAGAAGTTTGAAAATCCACCACGATGTCTCTTATATCATGAGTAGTTTGTGTTAGCTCATCTACGACCTCTGAGTGAGTCCTACGGAAGTTTTCTTCAATGACGGTTCTTATATTGGTTAAAGACTTTTGAACGGCTAAAGACATATATCCCCCTTTGGTTGGACGATATTACTCTACGCTTGGTGGAATTATGTGTAAAGTTAGGGTTTAAGTTTCGTCTATTATTACATCTTTCAAGGTAGACCCCAATTTCCAATCATCATTCAATGCATCTTTAATTGCCTCTATTAATAAGTCGTACTCATCTTTTGTAAATTTAGTTGTCTTCTCATCAAACTTCATAAATCCATTGCTCCCGTTTCCGTAACCATAGCTGATATCTCTTCAGCTAGACTAACTCTGTCTTCGCTAGGAGACTCTTCATACTTCCAGACCGTGCGACACTTATCGTGTATTTGGGTTAAAGCTAAGTAATAGTCCGAGGAGCTTTGAAAGACCTTGAGTTCGTCTGCATGCTCTGGAAGGGTAAACGTGTAAGTAGCTTTGTAGCCTTCAGGTTCTGTCATTATTAATCCTTACGTTTTTGAATAAGCCACTCACTATTACTAAGGGGTGGAATCTGTTCTTCTTTCTCACTTCTGTCTCCCTGATCATTATCGTGCTCAAAAGCATGGGTGGCGATAGCCCAGCTTTAATATCTTAATCTCTTAATATCTTAGGGTGAAATTAATGATTTCTGAGTGTGAAATTAATGCCATGTAAGTTGTTCTACGTAAGGGGGTTACGCAACATCATTCTAACACTTTGCCCTACCCTGCCCTAACACTTTGCCCTAAATACCCTAACACTTTGCCCTAAGTACCCTAACACTTTGCCCTAAATAGCGTAACCCTAAAAACCTGGAGTCTTAGAAGAAGACAGCTCAAAAAAAAACCTGCCTATCCTATGTAGACGTAAATTCTCAGTGGGGTTGTGGGACCCGCTGTGTTTAGAAATATCTAGGATTTTTTTATTTGAGCTGGGAAGGATGAATTTGCTAGCCCGAAGCCAAAGCGATAGGGCTTAAGCAAAGAAGGCAAAGCCTTATATAGTACTTATACTATAACGTTG